TCCAATACGGTACAACAATATTTCAGGCAGACCCGGGCAACCCTCGCACCGCTTTAGCTGCACTACAAACGGCAACCATCTCCGAGTACGGCGCTATTTATATTAACGCTCGAGGATCGGTAGAGCTCAAAGATCGAGCCTTTTGTATCGACTCTCAGGCTTTCCCGGTAACTCGCTTTAATGACGATGGCACCGATATAAATTACTTTAACGCCGTATGGCGCTTAGATGATACGCAGGTTTATAACTCGGCCTCTATTACCAAAATCGGCGGTACGGCTCAGATTGCGCAGGATCAGGACTCTATCGATGAGTACTTTGTGCACTCATATAACCAACAAAATCTAGTAATGGATACAGACCAAGCCGCACTCGATTACGCACGGGCTTACGTAGCAAGTCGTAAAGATACGCGTACTCGTTGCGATGCCGTAGAGCTTGATCTATATATGGACGATTATAACGATGGCATCCTTGCAGCTCTTAGCCTAGATTTTTTTGACCCGGTAGAGGTTACGACTAATCAGCCTGGTAACTCGACTCTGCAACAGACTTTACAAGTGTTTGGCGTAGTACACCGCGTTACACCTAACTCATGGAAAACGACATTTACAACACTAGAGCCGATTATCGACGGCTTTATATTAGACTCATCACTATATGGAGTGCTCGGTACCTCCGTATTGGCTTACTAAGGAGAATAATGACTACTAACTTTCCATTTGTTACAGGTGAGGTTTTAACAGCTGGGGATATGAACTCCCTGACAGCTTTTGATGTAACAGCCGATAAAACAGTAGATTACACGGCGGTTATTACAGATCAGTATCAGCAGCTTATACCTATGAATAAGGCTACACCTATTGCTTTCCAGATCCCCACTAATGCTTCTGTAGCTTTTCCTGTTGGTACGGTAATTAGCGTGCTAAATAAAGGTGTCGGTACTGTAACTATTTCAGCAGTTACAAGCGGCACTACTACCATACTTAGCGCTGGAGCTGTGGTTGCTTCTCCAACGCTTGCACAATATAAAACAGCTGCCTGTATTAAAACAGCCACAGATATTTGGTATGTAGTAGGAGCTATCGCATAATGCTTAATGTCATTACGGGCATTTTTGCCCCGTCTACACCAAATTTAATAACGGTAGATTATCTGGTTGTTGCTGGAGGTGCTTCGGGTGGATCCGCAAAAGGCGGAACCCCATCGGGTGCTGGTGGCGCGGGTGGATTGCGTTGTACAGTCACGGCAACGGGCGGTGGTGGCACTTTAGAGTCTGCTTTGACTTTATCTCCGGGAACAAATTACACAGTCACAATCGGTGCAGGTGGAGCGCAAGCACCAGCAATGACAGAAAATGGTTTGCCTGGTTCTAATTCTGTGTTTTCTACAATTACATCAACTGGTGGTGGTTACGGCGGAAAAGATAGTACGACTGGTGGATCAGGCGGTTCAGGCGGTGGTGGCTCATACACAGGCGGCGGCGGCGCGGGTACTGCTAATCAAGGTTACGCAGGTGGTGCAGGTAGCACTGGGGCAAATCAAGGTTCTGGTGGAGGTGGAGGTGCATCAGCTGTCGGTGGCGGTGGTACAAGCACAACAGGTGGCAATGGTGGTAACGGTGTAGCAACATCAATTACAGGCTCATCAGTAACATACGCAGGCGGTGGCGGCGGCGGTACTTATAACGGCGGTACGTCTGGCTCTGGTGGCACAGGCGGCGGCGGCGCGGGTGGGACTTTTGTTAACGGTACAAATGGCACAGCAAATCTTGGCGCTGGTGGTGGTGGCGCGGGAGGTACAAATGGCGTTCAATACTATGGTGGTCAAGGCGGTTCAGGCGTAGTTATTCTTAGATATCCAGACACTAGAACGATAACAATCGGTGCAGGTTTAACTGGAACAGAAAGTGCAGCTAGTGGCGGTTACAAGCGCGCGACAATTACAGCTGGCACTGGAAATGTGAGCTGGTCATAATGGCACATTACGCATTTTTAGATAATAATAATATTGTTACAGAGGTCATTGTAGGTATTGACGAAAACAAAACTATTGAAGCTTTACATCCTGAAATTTGGTATGGCAACTTTAGAAGCCAAACCTGTAAGCGAACTAGCTACAATGGCAACATACGATTTAATTACGCCGGTATCGGTATGACCTACGACGAAAACCGAGATGCTTTTATACATCCACAATGTCACGTTGAGGCAATTCTTAATGAAGTAAACTGTCAATGGGAGTGCTCTAATGCTGAGCATTTAGTCAATCATGGAGAGTAGTTATAACGGCTATCCCGCCTCAAAGGATCCGAATACCATAAAAATAAAGTCCTACCCTGTAAGGGGTACGGATCGTAAGCTAAGGTGCGCCGAGAGTGTTGGGCCTCTCTTGGCGGCCTTTGCTGCCGAGTTTCACGAGCTAATTGAGCCGATAGATGAGGGCACGTTTGACGATTGGGCATACGCCTATCGCATGGTACGAGGCAACCCTACAAAATTATCCTGCCACTCATCCGGCACGGCTATCGATCTAAACGCTACAAAGCATCCGCTCGGCAAGTACGACACTTTCCCGGCTGAGAAAATACCAATGATTAGAGCCCTCGCTAAAAAGTATGGCCTCAAGTGGGGCGGCGACTTTAAGAGCAGGCCGGACGATATGCACTTTGAGGTAGAGGTATCGGCTACTAAGGCTAAACAACTAATAGAAAAGTTAGGATTATCAGATGCCAACTAGCAGACAAGTAACAGTAACTACCTCGGCAACGATTTTAGTGCCTGAAAGTATTGGAGATCAAACGGCGTTAATCCACGCCACTAACGATGATTTATACATTGGTGGAGCAGATTTAACTATCGCTAACGGTTATCTTGTCGATCATAAAGATAAAATCACGGTACCCGTCGGAGATCATCAAGCGTTATATGGTGTCGTAGCAAGCGGTACTACAACGGTATCGGTGTATTACCAAGTCAATTAAGGGGCATTACAGGAGAGCACAATGAATAAAAAGCAATTAGAGGCAGCTGCAAAATCATATGCACGAGCAGCGCTCGCATCCGTAGCAGCTTTATATATGTCCGGTATTACTGATCCAAAAGTATTAGCTAATGCCTTTATCGCCGGCCTCGTAGGTCCGCTACTCAAAGCGCTACAACCAAGCGAGAAGCAATACGGCATAGGCTCTAAATGATCCGGGCCCTGATAGGGGCGATAGTGGGGACTATCCTCCTATCGGGGTGCGGTTACGATGGGTGGGTAAGATATGAGTGTCAAGAATACGAAAACTGGACAAAGCCTAAGTGCACTCCGCCTCAATGCGAGGTTACCGGCACCTGCACTAAGGACCTTATTACGACAGATGAGTAAAGAAAATAAGCGGCTAACGCCTGAGGATATTCACGCTCGCCTCATATTTTTAATTGGCGCGGTATTAGCTTTAACCTTTTTTATAATTACCGCAGGTGCCGTATACGCGCTCGTCTTTGTTACGCAGCCGGTAGGAGCTCAAGCGCCTAACGATCGAGACTTTATACAACTCTTACAAACCTTGGCCATATTCTTAACCGGTGCCCTTGGCGGTGTATTAGCCGGTAATGGCTTAAAGTCTAAACCTAAAGAACACCCTAAGGCCGACACGCCAAACGCGAATACGCTTTGATATCTGACAAAAAGCCCTCATACTGATACTACAAACGCTGAGAGGGCTACTCGGTTAGTAGCTTAATCAGCCTTAACAAAGGGCTAAGTAATGAATAGTTTAGATATATTGATCGGTTTGGCAGCCTGCGGTATGGGCTTTATGTTTATGGTGATCGGTTACTCAATTGGCTATAAGCACGGACACGGCGAGGGCTTTGTACGTGGCCGTGCTATCTCTCAAGCTCTGAAAGATAAGGAGCTAATCTAATGGGATTTTTAGATAACTACGAGGACGTAAACGCACGTATAAAGCGCTTTAGAGCTGAGTTTAAGAGCGGTAGATTAGTTGCATATATTGAGAGCTTTGATATTGAGAAAGGTACGATCCTCGTAAGAGCTGAGGCTTATCGTGAATATGAGGATACGGTGCCGAGCGCCGTCGATTACGCTTTTGGCAACGTAGCAACCTATCCGCAAAATATGCGTAAGTGGATGGTAGAGGACACGATTACCTCAGCTTATGGGCGCTGCATAGGACTATTAACTCCAAGCCTTGAGCACTCATCGAGGCCTACGGTGCAGGATATGGAAAAGGTAGAGACTTTACCGGCAAGTGCTGATCCATGGAGTACTAAGGCCTCGATCGAGGATATGGCAACGATGGCAAGTGCCGTATTAGAGATCGGTAAAGAGCTAGGCGGCGAGTTAGTAGCTGCTGCGCCTCGTTGCCCTCACGGCACAATGATATGGGCTGAGGGTACGGCTAAGGCAACGGGCAAACCGTGGGCAGCTTATAAGTGCACCGAGAAAAACCGAGCTAATCAATGTAACCCGTATTGGCACGTACTCGGCTCCGATGGTAAATGGAAGCCGCAGGTATAAAGATGGGCGAGATTACATACATAAAAAACGGGATAGCTTTAACGGTCCACGATGACGGCTCAACAAGTGCTACGCCGGTAGATAAATGCGATTATTGCGGCGAGTGGGTTAGTCAAACAGGCGGCCTAACTATTCGAGATGTAGGCCTTGAGGTCGTAACGTGGCTATGTGCACAATGCCGGGCTTAGTTAAAGTTATCCTCGATCGTACGCAGGAAATTACCGCTCATCAAAAAGGTTTAGAGCGAGCAATAGCCATAAACGCCGATCCGAGTGATGCTAACCAATTTGGGCAGCAATTTACTAATTACCACGAGTTTATATGGCAAAAGGCCGAGGCGTGTGGAGCTGAAACGGCCGTAGCTAACTATTTTGGTGATTACGCTTTTGTACCTAAGGTAAACACCTTTCACGATGAGGCAGACGTAGGGGCCAATGTTGAGGTTAAATGGACCAAACACTCTAACGGGCATTTAATCCTACAAAATAGGCCGAACCCGAGGCCTAACGATGTAGCTATATTAGTTACCGGATGGAGCCCGGTTTACGTGATACTGGGATGGATGCCGGTACATATGGCTATGCAACCTAAATACAAACACCCGTATCAAAACAATTACTGGGTGCCTCGATCTAATCTATTCGAGATGCAATATCTAAAGAGGTCTAATTATGGCGACGTATAAAACTAAGTGCCGGCTATGCGGCAAAATGACCGATCATATAGAGCGTGTCGTAACCGATAACCTACCGCCGTACGTTAAGTCGCTGCAATGCGTTAAATGCGGCGTTATGGGTATTGTGCTTATGGAGGAGTTAAAAGATGCTACATAGTTATACACAGGGTTTATCCACATGTGTAAAAAAGATGTGGGACACGCTCAAGCGCACGCTCAAGATTGACACGTATTTGACTAGGCGACTACGCTCCATACTCGCAGGCGAGCCGCTACCGCGGATAGCTCGCAGGCGTAGTTTGGTGCTTTTGGCCGGGCTATTGCTATTTAGCAATATGCCTGCATCTCAAGCTATAAGCACACAGAGAGATAAAGAAAACTACAAATTATATGCACATATAAAGCTATTAAATGCCAAGCAATATAGATGCCTTGAAATCCTATGGATGCGTGAGTCACGATGGGATCCTCGAGCAGATAACCCTAAGAGCTCTGCGTTTGGTATACCTCAAATGCTTAAGATGAAAGAGTTAGATCCGTTTAAGCAAATAGATCTAGGACTTAAGTACATAGCTCATAAACACTCAACACCTTGTAGAGCCTTACACTTTCATAATCAAAGAGGTTGGTACTAATGGTACGAGGTAGGCAGGATCCACGTGTAAGCCAAAAATACAAGAAAGCCCGGTTAGTTGTCTTAGCTCGTGATGGATACACGTGTGCCTATTGTGGGCAGGATGCTACAACGGTAGACCACATACAAAGTATCAAGTCCGGAGGAGATCCGATAAGCCTTGAGAATATGATCGCCTGTTGTGCTCGATGCAATAGCGCTAAGGGCTCACGCTCACAAGGCGTTTTTTTAGCGTTTAATTCTAC